TCCACTCTACAGATTCCTTTTCTTTTGACTTCCAACCACAAGCGATTGAAAAGTTTGTAATTGCTTCACCAGAAGCTGAGTAGCGCACTTCAGGGTCACGCCCTAATCTTCCAATAAACTCACAGCGGTTTAGGTCGTTTGCCATTACTTTGCACCTTTTGAAACTAGTTGAACTTTAATACCGTCATACATAGCTTTAAGCACCTCTTTCTGCGAATCAGGCGCAGACTTGTACCATTTAGCAAAACACGCCTTTAAAGCCTCTAAATCGGTCTGTGCTGCCATTTCGTCTACTGCGTAATCCATGTCTATAGTCACAACAACTGGAGGCTTAGGCGGCGTTTTAACGGCGGCTTCACCGTCATCGTCAGCCGAAGCGACGCAAAGCGCCGTTTGAATCGAGTACCTTTTTGCGTAACTCAACGCCGAGCCGAAGCCCTGACTGTCTTGTTTGCTTGCAGGTACAAACAATTTGCCAAACGAGATTTCTTGACCTGATTCGTGAATCAACACGGTTTCAACACAAACACCGCCTTCTGCATCGTGTGTTTTTTGCACAATAGCCAAACCGTTTGCAGATAAGTGTGGGCGTACAGCGTCAATTACTGATGCCAAGCTAGAGTACGCAGATTTAAAGTGGGGATTTTTACTATCTTTGGCGGCATGGCTCATTGCTGATTGCGCCTTGACTAATGCTTTTGCTAGTTCGTTCATTTTTGCACCTATATGTAATCCTAGCGGGTGTGCTAGTAAGGTAGATATTAAGCTATCTAAACTAATTGTGCAAGTGGAAAACTCATTGTTAAAAAAAATGTTGAGTTTCTTTGTCTGCACCCTTGTTCTAGTAAGTTAAGATAGCTACATGGATAACGGCAAAATCATCACGATTCTAGGGGGCACAACTAAGGTTGCAAAGTTGTGTGGGGTCAGTGTTCCTGCTGTTAGCCAGTGGAAGAACAACGGTATACCGCCAGACAAGCTGATTTTTATGGCTGCTGAACTTGAGCGACTGTCTCAAGGCGTGATACACCGAAAAGATATTTTTCCTGAAAGCTGGAAAACAATCTGGCCTGAGTTGCATTAGTTGTAAATTTGTGTAGAATGTAAGCATTGGTGTGGAAGCCGATGTAGACCGTTTAAGTCTGTATCTTGCCCCTTTTACGGGGGTCTTCCACCAAGATGCAGATTTAAGCGGTTTTTTTATGCCTGAACGGAACGCAGACCAAAGTTAGTTGCGTATAAAGTGGGACTCAGAACCCAGCCGAATGTAGGACGTTGCAAGCTGGAGGCTCTAACGACATACCAGCGGCTTGTGATAGTAAGCAGACTGGGGGTGAGTGGATGTAATACTGCACAAATTGGCGGCGAAGTTAGCACCAATTCCACGAATGGCTGACGGGTTCTGTGGCTCCGAAAGAGATACTGATTAAGGCAACCTAGGTAGGCTAGGTTCGTCCACCAAAAGAGATATGACTGTATATGAATAAAAAGTATGTACAACAACTTAAACAGAAAGAACCTAAACGACAACTAGCATGGCGAATGTTGCCATTAACATCAAACGAAATTGCAAAAGAAATTTACAAAACGTCTGATCCGTTTTTGTATTCTCAAGAATGGAAAGAATTGCGTAAAAAAGCGATTGAATTGTACGGAACAACTTGTTTTCGATGTGGCGCAGAACAAACGACACGAAAACGGGTAAACATTGACCACATTAAACCAAGAAAATACTTTCCACACCTAGCGTTAGAAATTACAAATTTGCAACCATTGTGCACACGATGCAACAAATTAAAAGGCAATAAAATTTGTTGATTTGCTTTTTTTTAATTAAGGTATTAAGCTATCTTAACTACACAGGGATTGGTATGAAAAAGAAGCAACCAGAAAAGATAGACCGATTTGCGAAGTTATACACAGGCTTTAAGTTGATGCCGAGACCGGGCAGTATGGACTTTATGAAGTACCCAACACGCATTAGCAACTCACTTTTTTACATGGATGGTTATGGAGCTGACAAACACTCAACAACGGATTCTGAAAGCGATAAAAGAAAACGACTGGATAAGTGCAAAGGAAATAGCTAAGGTCACTGGCATTCAGCCAAACCACATCCGCACAGCGATGAAGACTAAAGCGTTTTATGACATTGAGCGAGGAATCAGAGACACAAAAGCAAACAACGGTGGGCGCTATGTGCGGGTGTACAGGTTTCCAAAGAAAAGTAAAAGCGCAGTAGAGCAAGCACTTCGATTGGCAAATCAACATCAAGGCATTTTTGGACAACTTTATTGGGCAAACAACATTTATGAAAACATTAGCAGAGTGGCTTAGAGAGAAATTTAACCGTGAAAACAGCAAAGAACCTGTTGAACCGATTTGTGATTGTTGTGGGCAAGTATCAAAGTTGACTGACGGATTATGCGACTGGTGTTCAAGATTCTATAAGGCGCACAAATGAACATTGACAAAGCTATTGAGATACTGGAATCAGGATTGGTCACGCAACAAGAGCAGGAACAACTAGTGACGATGCTGCAAAACATACAAAAGAACGCTAGGCGTGAGTGTTGTAACTTTTTGATGAAATTGCACAACGAACAGACGATGCACAATCACTATCACGTTGCCGCTGTCAAACTTTGGGAGGTGGATAAATGAAAGAATTTGTAAAAGAAACGCTATTGCAGCTTGGCTTTATTGGTTTTGTATTTTGTTGCCCTTTGCTTGTTTTGTTTTTGTTGGAGGCTTTTAAATGAACGAACGAATCAAAGAGCTTGCTGAACAAGCTGGATTGAAGTTTAGTAAAGATTGGGGTGAGTGTTATACGGGAAATGCACAAATTGAACGCTTTGCCGAGCTAGTGCGCCAAGATGAGCGTGAGGCAATTGCAAGAGAACAAGCGTGTGCTTTACCACCCACAGCAAATGCAATTTATTGGATGGATATGGTTGTTGGCAATCTTGTTAGAAACGGTGTGAATAAACACAAGGCAAGAGAATTGGCGCATCATTTTTATACATACACTACACCACGGGAAAACGCCTACGCTGAAGAAATAGAACAACCTACGCCAAAACAATCGGGTACATTTTTAGTTACGAAACGTACATTTAAATGCACTGGATGTTCAGGTACTTTTAAAAGCGCACTTGAGGCGCAATACCATTCTTGCAAGGATAACAAATGAAGATTGACAACAGCACAGGTAAAGACAAAGAATTTTATGATCTTGGAAAAAAGATATTTGACAGAATCAACCCAATCACCCCACAGCCAAGCAAAACCAAAGACAGCATGAAAGCAGATATTGATTTACTGTGGCGGGTGAATAGCGCAGACATTGAAGCACTTGAAGATGCAAAGTTTGTATTAACAACAATCAAAGAGCTTGAAACTTTGAAATACGATGAACTAATTGACCAAGCATTAGCATCAATAAATAGGGCATTAGACATGAGTCACGGTGATGCGTTTGAGCGGGTTACAAAAGCAGCAATCAGAGCAAGAAAGGAAACGACATGATTACCCAACAAGAACTTAAAGAATTATTTGATTACAACAATGGTCAATTGCTTGCAAAGAAAAAATCTAAGCAGCGAAATATTGGCGATGCGCTTGGGACACCAAATGAAAAAGGGTATTTAATTGCTCATGTTAATGCCAAGCTTTATCGTGTTCATCGTTTGATTTTTTTATATCATCACGGATATATGCCGAATCAAATAGATCACATAAACGGCAAAAGGTCAGACAACAGGATTGAAAATCTTAGACAAGCAACATCGGTGCAAAACGCTCAAAACAGAATGACAATTGCATCTAGTGGATTTAAAGGTGTCTATTGGCATAAAAAAACAAAACGATGGACTGCATCAATTTGTATCGGCAGAAAAAACATTCATCTTGGAAGTTTTGAAAACATTGAAGACGCAAAAGAAATGGCGATTAAATCAAGACAAGAAATTCATGGTCAATACGCAAGGGGAAACACATGAGCATCGAAGCAATGAAGCAAGCGTTGGATGTGTTGGAAAACACAGCACGTAGCGCCGTAGAGCAATACGTAGCTGAACAAAAAGCTATCACCGCCCTACACCAAGCCATCGGGCAAGCAGAGTTAGCCAAGCCTGAGCAAGTGTCCGGTGATACATCCGATGGTTACCACACGTTTAACGAATTGTACGAATTTAGAAAAGCGTATAACGCCGCCTTGTTTAATGAGTGGGCAGCAAGCAACAAGTATTCCGCGCACAAGTCCAAGCGGCATTTCGATGGTGAAGATTGTTTTGGCGGCGGTTGGTTTATTGTTGTTGCTCAATTGCCCGATGGTCAGATTTCAAATCATTATGAGATGAAGGATTGGGATAAATTCCTATTGCCTGAAACCGATAAGGCAATGTTTGAATACGACAATCACACAGGTGCAGATGTATTGCAGCGTTTGTTTTCTTTGCGCCAAGCCCCACGCCAAGCCATAGAGCAAGCAGAGAAGATTGAAAACCCACCAATACGCATACAAAACCATGCCCACACAGACCACCCTATGCGGCACTGGGATAGAACTTGTCCCG